CTGAATTGATGCAGCCGGTGATCATTCAGTAACTGTTGATAAACACACGGCAGCGCGAGAACCTGGCATAGGGGGAAATCCAGACGCGGCCTAAATCAAATACCCCCTCAGATTTTCCTGTAGAAAACAGTCCGTCTGAAGAGGTGATCCGATGCAACTAAAAGTTAACTCACTATCGCATTATATCCATTCAAAATTCCTTGTCGGGTAAGTTCCAGAGAGTAAGGTTATGATGTGCTTACTCTCCCTGCACGAATGGACTGATAACGCCTGCCTACTGTCTCACTAGGAGTTAATACTTATACTTTATATATAGAGGACTGCTGCAGCTAGCTGCTATAGGTACAGTTATAGCTAGCTATATTAGCTATAGTAACTTACCTTACAGTCTCCCCTTACAGGAGGCCGTTAGCTTTGGGCCACCTTTCTTACCGCTGATGCTGAATCCTCGTCATGTCAACTAGAGGAAACTCCCGATGACAATGAGGACAGGTAACCAACTGTTTACTATAGAATCGAACAAAGCTGCCCTTCCTTCCTTCACCGCAAGGACACTCAAAGTCATATATCTCCGTATCAGTTGCTGCTTCACCCATAAGTCTCTACGAAGTCAAGCAGCTGCCCCTTGTTAAGCGCACCCACCTTAGTACCGGATATCTCACCGTCCTTATATATAATAAGTGTAGGAACTCCTCGCACCCTTAAACTGGTAGCTACCTCTGGAGCATGATCAATGTTTAACTTCAGCACCTTAATGCCCTCTTCCTTCTCCACCTCATCCAAGAGAGGAGAAAGCTGCTTACAAGGGGCGCACCAAGGTGCATAGAAGTCAACTAAGACTGTCTCCCCACTTAACACTACTTCATCTTGAAATTCTTTCGTTGTCATAAATCTCTGATCACTCATATTCATCTCCATGTTATATTCTGTAGCCCACACCTGTATTCCGTGAACTGCTTCCTGCGTTATTCATAAATTTCTCTAAGGCTGCATCTAACTGCTCTTCCTTATAGTCTGCTGCTATCTTTCTGCTATCTGCATCCATGACCTCAACCCAGTAAGCAACTGCCATTGCAACTGCCTCCAATCTATCGTCATGCGCTAATGCGCCACGCTCACTTGTAATCCGTGTCATCTGGTAGAAGAGAGAGTACTTCATGCTCTTGGCATCTTTAGCAATCTCATAGTCATCTGTAATAACCTGTGTATCTACAACAAGCTTGTGCTGCATCATTACCGGCTCAAGCGTATCAATTACCCTCTTCTCCTTCTGAGTATTGTGACGCACACCTACACCCTTAGTCTGGGCATTGAGTGGTACTGGATAGATACGAGTGAGATAAGGAGATAGCAGCTTGTCAAACATACCGTCACCAAAGTTACGCTCAGTAATTACCTCTGTAACTTGATGCCTCTTGGCTGCTAAAGCTAACGTGTTCAGCGTCTTCTCATCATAACCACCAACAAGACCTCCTGCTTCTACTAGATATAAGAAGCCATTTAGATACTTGATTACCGCGTAAGCAGTTTCATCCTTACCCATACCAGAGGGGTCAATAGCGAGTACGCCACCACTTGGTTTAGCTTGTGTATCCGCAGTCCAGAAAGGTCTGTAGTATTTATCCCCATCTAAACCAATTACCGGAACATCTTGAACCACTAGATCACTCTTAGTTCCCCAAGATAAGTCTGCAGGCAGCTGATTGCTTGTAGCACAGTCCATCACCATCAAGTCCTTCAACTTGAGAGGATACTTGTCTGCATCAGAGAGCGAGGTATCTAACATAAACTGCAAGGCGAAGCCTGCTTTACCGTAGGTAATCTCCCTGCGTGTTAAGTCCTCATCTGTAAATCGTGTTGGTTCTGTAGAAGTACCTACAATGGCTTCATTTTTAGCGACTAGCTTACTGATGTAAGGGGCAATTGTTCCGTTATATTTCCGCTCCCCTTCTGCAGGAAGGTATCGGGCCGTCCATACTCTGGCAGTATATCCTCGTTCCTGCATCTTATTGTAAAGCGACATCTCAACTTGAGGTGTGCCTAGAAATATTATCCTTGCATCTGTATCTGGTTTCAAAATAGCTTCAAACTCCTTAACCAATTCAAACAATCGATCCCTCATTGTCTGCGTTAAACTGGTATTAGGTGTTTCCACATCATCTGCAATGATTATGTCTGCACGACTACCAGTTAATTGTCCTGTTATACCCACACTCTTAACAGATGGACTGTGATCTGTTCTCGCAGGAGCAACATCAAAGCTGATCTTACTGTCTCGCTGCTTCCTTGTAGGTATGAGGTGTTGTAATATTGGAACTTCATCAATTAATCGTCTAGTAAAGGTGGAGAAGGCATCTGCCCTCTCCTTACTTGCTGAGACAATCATGATTTTCTTCTGCGGATTGTTTAAGAGTACCCACAAAGCAAAAGCTGATGTAATCCAAGACTTCCCGATGCCCCGAAAAGCCTCAATAACAATCCTGTTATCACCGTTTTGTAGGTAGGATGCTATGTCGTACTGTATCGGGGTTGGGTCAGGTAAATTTAAATGTTTCCAGATGATGAAAACAAAGACTCGGAAGTCCTTTTTAACATCATCTAGAAACTCAGCGTCACGACTGCTCAATGCTTGGCCCAATGATTGTCTTCAGACTCAAAGACAGGGAGCGTATCGTGTAAATCAGCTAATCCCTCGTTCTTTTCTATATCTATGGCAATGTCATTATCCTTCAAGAGTTGTCGTGCCACATTTAACTCACTTGCAGTTGCTTCTCCGCTTTTAATCCGGGCTAACAGTTGTATTACTGTCTCCGCTTGTAAGTTCAGCATCAAGCTTTTTAAGTTGTCCATTTCTCGCTTTACCTTTTAATTCTGTATCGTCAGGGCCACGCACAATCTCTTCACCTGTTCCTCTAAACTCTCGCCAGACTTTCACTCCATGTACCGTATAACCTACTAAGGCATCTCCTGTGAATGGGTAGTCTTGTTCTTCGCTTTTGATTTTGTTTTCAAAGAGTGTGGTGATCAATTTTTCTTTTTCCGTAATAGCCATTATTTATTTCTACTTCTGTTGGCAGCCTTGCTCTGTACCCGAAGGTTGGAGGCTGAATTATTGAGTGGGTTGCGGTCTTTATGGTCAACATCTTTACCGTCACCTTTTGAGACTGCTCCTGTTTTGATTTTCAAGCGTCTAGCTGCATTCCTACTTGCTCTCTTCTTTATTTGTTCGGGAGAACTGTGGTAGTTTTTATACTCAGCCTTATAGTCTCTACTCACTCTTGCTATCGCCAACTAACATCCCAATAACGCCACTACCTGCGATAGTAGCTGCAATGATCTGGTCAGAAAGTTGAGGTTCAATTGAGAGGCCACAAGCACCCAAGAAGAGTATAAAACCACGAATCGTGGAGGCCTCGGATAGTCGGTTGATAACGTATTCAAATATTTTCATGATTCCTCTTATTTAGTTAAGATTAAGGTGAGGGCTTCTCCTACACCTAATTGTTGTACTAGTAAAATTGCCACAGCACCGAAAGTTGTGAATTTGATCTGCTGCAAGCAGCTATTGATTTCTTGAAGTGATTTCGCAAGTTCGATAGAAGTTAATTGTACTTCTTTAAGCGCAGTCTCTATTTCATGAGACTTCCATTCAAGCTTGGTTAGCCGTTCTTCTAAGTAACACTTAGCTTTCTCTGCCATTGCCCCCTCTCTTGTTAAACTTACATTTTATGTAACCATGTAGGCGCACCAAATCTATCTCTAAAATAAGGCTTGTCATTGGTCTTCTCCCAGTTGCACCACTTCTCGTACTCTTCTGGGTACTCTTTTTTGAGAACGGTTATCTCATTGTTTAGAACCTTCGCTCCCATGCCTGCCCATGCAGTACAAGGAAAGCAACTGTTCTTAGTAAAGCCTTTGTGGTAGTTGGGGTTCACTTCTAAATCTGCTTCAATTATTTCGTTACGCACTTGATGGGCGCACATCTCTACTAGCGGTACATAGGTATCAATCTGAGACAAGGCTAAAGGTATATTGATTAGCTTGTCTTCCATGTACGTCTTTTGAGTAGGGCTAGTAGCAAAGTCTGTTGACAGTTGCCCATGTGTAATAATCACCCTAGTACCCTTCTCCCTCACAAGGTTCTGTAGGTAAGGCTTGAGAACCTGATTGAACCCTTTAACCTTGAAACAGCAATGATGGGGTTGGGGTGACTTTTCGGGGAACTGGTCTTCCCTATAGGCTAGGTAAGTCTCTACATCGGATGCCCCATCTAATACCGTTAGCGGTCTATCGAATAGTTTCTCAAGATACATCTGGTAATCAGGGGGCATATCGTTTGCATTGGGAGTCTTCACATACAAGATTTCATAGTCCTCAAAGAGGTCTTTAGAGAGGTAGCCTGCCAAGAGAGAATCCTTACCCCCTGACATTGTTAGTACACCGTAACTTTCCTTGAACCGTTGGGCTAACTCTGCATCCATTACAGACCTATTCCACTAGCAAATTTAACATCGCTGCTCTCTACCTTTAGGCGAGGGCCTTCAATAGCGAGATGAGCATTGAAGAACTCTTCATCAGAGATAGCAGGGTTCAAGAAGTCTACCTTTGCTTGTAGCGGTGGTAACGCCCCTAATTTCACTCTAGCGTATGCTCTACGTTGCTTAACGATGTCTGGGATGGGTACGCCAGTTTCAATCTCTCTAACCGCATACCAATCGCTCATTTTGACTGCTGCAAAGTAGATGTCGTAATCTCGCAGTTCAGCAGTTCCAATTTTCTCGAACTCTGAAGCGTAGAAAGGGCTTAGTGTTAGTAGATATGCAGCGACTAAAGCCCTTTCTTCGGCACTCATTTCAAGACCATTGAGAATGTAAACACCCACTTCTGGCTCATAGCGTAAATTCTCTATAGGTGCTACACCTACAATATCTGGTTGGGTGAAGAACTCTACTTCATAGCCATCTTTTATAAGAGTTCCATAACCATCTTTAATCTCACTCGTCCAAGTGTAGGCAGTCGTTGTTACTTTAATTTCATCTTCCATTACTTCTCCAATTTATAGGCATCTAAACTGCCACATTTTTCTTTGTTTATATCTGTTTGGGGTGTAGCATCCTTCTTATAGAGGGATTCTAAGGGTATATACTGCACATGATTCTTGGCAGGCAAAGTGGAATAAGCTTGACTTGAAGAACCTAAGAACATTGAATATAAGTCCTCATTCAAATCTCTCAGCTTGTCGTAAACCGCATATTTGAGTTCACAATCCAAGGCTTTACCGTTAACTCTCTCCACGCTACAGCCACTCCTACAGAAGATGTTGTAATTACAAGTGTTACAGTCTTCATGGATGAAAGCATCTGTATATAGACTCTCTCGTTTCGTTTGTAGTTGCCAGAAGAACTCCTTACGCCAGTTGCCAAAGTTATTCTCTCTATTGAATACCTTATTGCAAGAGTAAGAACCACCATGAACATCAAACTCATACCACATACAACTGTTACCGCTTTTATCGCAGAGGTTCTTTTGGAATGCCTGATGGTCTGTTATGGAATACTTGATTAGGTGTTTAGCCCACTCAATAGAGTCCTCTTTAGTGAGTTCGTAACCTTCGCCATGTGCAGGCTTTTGAGCCACTTTATAACATCCAAGTGCTTTCATTTCCTCTGACCACTCAAACCACTCTTTCGCATACTGAACTGTATGGTTAGAAATCACAGAGAGAGTCTTAACTACAAACCCTGCTTCATGAGCGTTGGTTATCGCTCTCATCACTCTCTTATAAGAATTAGGTCTGTACTTGTTGTGTACGACTTCTGGGCCATCTATACTGACCCCTATTCTGAACTTATCTTGAAGTCCATCCAACTCTTTAAGGTAGCGTTTACTAGCTAGGTTCAAGCCGTTAGTTTGCATCTGTAGAGGGGTCTGGGTGTACTCATAGAACAACTCCACAACCTCCTTTAATGCCTTCGCAGATAAGACGGTAGGTTCTGCCCCATGTAATGTGACTTGTCCATACGCCACACCTTCATCCTTACCTTTCTGAATGAGGTCTTTAGCTGCTGAGATAGCCACCGCATCATACTGCGCTGTGTTGGCTTTATTGTACTCTGGCACATAGCAGTATTTGCACCGCATATTGCAGACTTCAGAGAGTGCATAGTAGAAATTTATCTTCTTGTGGAACTTCAATCCTACACCGGGCTTTTGCTCTGCATCTGCTCGTAGGTCTTCCTTATGCTCTACCCAATCCTGTGGCACTTTACTTCCCATAAGTACCCCTCCAATTTAATACGTTGTTGTAGTATTTCTTAGCCCTCTCGCTCCTGATGGGATACCAAGAACCCATAGCAATACCGTTAATGTAAAACGTACCCTCCTCGGCTATGGGTACATACACTTTCAAAGGCGCGTCTACCCTAAAGAACTCCAATGTCTGTAGACTTACCATATCGGCATATCCACACAACCCATAACCAATAGTGGCTATAGGCATCGGGTTGGCATCTGTTCTATCGGCTACTCTAGCCATGAAAGCCTCGTCACCATCAAAATGCACCAGAGGGGTGAGCAGAGTCAAGGGAACTTCACCGTTGATAACAGCAAATTCCCTCACCTCTGTAATCTCTATGTCCTCTACTACAACCTTACCCTCTACTCCTTGAACTTCATCCCCTACCTTTAACTCTTCTATAGGTTTATGACTGCCGTCCATCATGGCAATAAATGTTCCTTCAATCATTAAATCTCCTGTGTGCTAACAACAACTACAACTACTACAACTACTACAACTTTCATTCTTCGTATCTGAGCGTGAAACGTAACCACTCCAATTGGATGCTAAATATCCATTCTGAGCAGGGAACATTGCCCTAAGTGTTGTAGAAGTATTACCATAGTCACAAAAATCCCTCGTAGTTACATGAAGTGAACTATGAGAGTTAGTCTCGTCACGGCTCGCTGAATTTCCTGTGTTATATTGGAGTCCACCCCAACCATGCTTATGTCCTCTGTCGATAGCATACTGCCACCGTACTTGGTTACTTCCTCTGTTGTTTATGGTAAATGTAGCAGTAGAACCACCCCCTGTAGAGATTGAGGGGGTGGGTAACTTAGGAACATCTGCTGTCCTCCAAGAACCACTAACCTTTGCGTAGACATTAGGCACACTTCGCCAAGAACCAGAAACCTTAGTCCATTGAGAAGATACAGTCCTCCAAGAACCCGATACTTTTACATATAAAGTCATCTAGTCCTCCTAAGAATATTTGTACCAGACATCTCCATTTGAACCACCCTGTGGGCCTCCAGTTGAGAAGTGTCTGCCTGTTGTTCCTGACGCGCCAGTAGCACCTGTTGCTCCTGTTGCTCCTGTATTTCCTTTAGCACCGGTAGCACCTGTTGCGCCATTAGTACCATTAGTACCTGCAGCACCAGTATTTCCTTTAGCACCAGTTGATCCTTGAAGACCTGTTAACCCTTTAGGGCCTGTAGTACCGTCAGAACCTTTAGGCCCTTGTGGGCCAGTTCCACCTTGTGGGCCAGTTCCACCTTGAATACCTTGTGATCCGGTATTCCCTTTAGGCCCAGTTGCGCCCTGTGGCCCAGTAGAACCAGTTGCTCCTTTAGCACCATCAGTTCCTGCAGAACCAGTTGAACCGGTA